GCGGGTACATTAGGGCGGCCAGTGCATTGGGCTGCATGACGGCGGTTGGCGGCGCCGATGTCGCCATGCGCCTCTACGAACGCTGGGCGATCCGGCGCCTGGGCTTGCGCGACAGTACGCAAGCCGACGAGCGATAAGGAGAATATGCATGAGCGAACTGGCCACTTTACATGCGGCCGTGACCGCAACCATTCGTGAGGCAATGCCGGAGCTGGCATCGGTCGATGCTTATACCGCTGTAGGCAATGCCCCGGAACGACCGGCGCTGCGCCACGGCATCGTGCAAATGACGGCAGATGCAGCACCGCGTGATGGCCGCTCGGTGCTGATCGCCACCTTCGAGGCAGACATCACCGCCGACAGCGCCAACCCCGAAGCGCGGCTGCAGGGCAGCCTGCTTGCCGCACAACTGATGGACCTGTTGCGCCAGCAGCATTGGGCGCTGGACTTCGTCGAGGCCAGCCGCAACGTGCAGGCGCAATTCGAGGGCAGCGCCTGGACCGTGCGCTGGGACCAGCCGGTGCTGCTTGGCGAGGCCCGCTGGAATTGGCCAGACCAGCCACCCGGGAACCTGGTGCTGGGTTTCGCGCCCGACATCGGCTTGGGTAATGAAGCGCAGTACATCGCCCCCGAGGAGCTGTCATGAGCCATGTCAGCGCCATGCATGACCGCATGCTGGCCTGCCTGGTCATCCCCTGCCGGGTGGTGGCGGTAGACCTTGCCGCCGCCCGGGTGCGGGTGTCGGACGGCAGCGGCTGGACCAGCGCCTGGCTGCGCTGGCACGCCCAGGCGGCCGGTCAGGCGCGGCACTGGCGAGCCCCCAGCCTGGGCGAGCAGGGTGTGTTGCTAAGCCCCAGCGGCGAGCCGGCCCAAGGGACGTTCCTGCCCGGCCTGTATGGCAATGCCGGCAGCGCGCCGGACAGCCGTGAGCACGCCGAGGTCTGGCGTTTCGCCGATGGTGGTTCGCTCAGCTACGACTGGCAGGCCAGCCACTACGACATCGAACTACCTGGCGGCAGCGCGACGATCAAGGTCGGCGCCAGCACCGTGCAGGTCAGCGAAGCGGCGATCAGCCTGCAGGCGGCAGCGATACACCTTACAGGCAATGTCACGGTCGACGGCCCGCTGCAGGTGAGCGGCGACATCAACGGCGGTGGGCGGATCATCGACACCGCCGGTAACACGGCCAACCACAAGCATTGAATCAAGCCCGCGCATGCGGGCTTTTTCATAACAGGAGAATGCCATGCATACCCATGAACAGGGCGGTGCACCATGATCGGCATGGACCGCCGCACCGGCCAGCCGCTGGCCGGCATCGATCATTTGCGCCAGTCCATTGAAGACATCCTGACCACGCCACTTGGCAGCCGGCGTATGCGCCCTGAATACGGCAGCCAGCTGAGGCGCTTCGTCGACTTGCCGGTCAACGAGGGCTGGAAAAGTGCCGTGCAGGCCGAAGTGGCTCGCGCACTGGGCCGTTGGGAGCCCCGCTTGCAACTGGATCGGGTCAAGGTTGTCGCCGTGCTCGATGGCCAGGTCAGCCTGGCCTTGAATGGTCGCTACCTGGGCGATGAAGCATTGCTGGAGGTTCGCGTATGAGCCAGGTCGACCTGTCACAACTGCCAGCTCCGCAACTGTTGGAAGACCTTGACTACGAAGCCCTCTATCAGGCCGATCTGCAGACCTTTCGCGAATACCTGGGCGACGGCTGGACCGCCAACCTGGAGAGCGATCCGGTCACCAAACTGCTTGAGGTCGGCGCCTATCGCAAGCTGCTCAACCGGGCCCGCATCAACGACGCGGCCAAGGCGTTGCTGTTGGCCTACGCCCAAGGCAGTGACCTGGACCAACTGGCGGCCAACGTCAGCCTGCAACGCCTGGTGATCCAGGCCGAGGACCTGGCCAGCGTGCCGCCCGTCGAGGCCTTGCTGGAGTCCGACGATGCCCTGCGTGAGCGGGTACAACTGGTCTACGAAGGCCTGACCACTGCCGGCCCACGCAACAGTTACATCCTGCACGCCCGCAACGCTTCGGGGCAGGTGGCTGACGCCACCGCCGAAAGCCCGTCGCCGGCGGTGGTGGATGTCACCGTGCTCGGGCTGGAGGGCAATGGCCAGGCCAGTGCCGAACTGCTGGCGCAGGTGGCCTCCTACCTCAATGACGACGACATCCGCCCGGTCGCCGACCGGGTCAATGTGCGCAGCGCCGAAATCCTGCCTTATCGCATCGATGCGGTGCTGTACCTGGCCGACAGCGGTCCTGAGTACGAGGCGATCCTCACCGAGTGCCAGCGCCGTCTCGAGGCCTGGATCAATCCACGGCGTCGCCTGGGCGTGGAAGTGGCCCGCTCGGGCATCGATGCCCAGCTGCATATCGACGGTGTCAGCCGGGTCGAGTTGAGCGGTTGGGCCGACATCCGCCCGAGCAAGGCGCAGGCTGCCTGGTGCACGGGTTACACGCTCAAGCGGGGTGGCTGACATGCAGAGCTTGTTGCCGCTCAACCGCACAGCGTTGGAGCGGGCCATCGAAGTGGCGGCCGATGAGGACCTTAAAGTCAGCCTGCGCCGTCTCTACAGCCCGGACAGTTGCCCCGCGCACCTGCTGTATCACCTGGCCTGGGCCTGGTCGGTGGACCGCTGGGAAGACAGCTGGAGCGATGAGATCAAGCGTTCGGTGATCCGCGCTGCGTTCTTCGTTCACGCCCACAAGGGCACCCTCGGTGCGCTCAGGCGGGTGGTGGAACCGTTCGGCTACCTGATCGAGGTGGAGGAGTGGTGGCAAACCACGCCGCCCGCACAGGCGGGCACCTTTGCCCTGAAGATCGGCGTTTCCGATGCGGGCATCAGCGAGAGCACCTACCAGGAACTGTCGTCGCTGATCGACGACGCCCGGCCAGTCAGCCGCCACCTGACCGGGTTGGTGATCAGCCTCGAAAGCCGGGGCGCCATTCATGTCGGCTGCGCAATCCAGGACGGCGACGAACTGGACATCTACCCGCCGACGCCACGTGACATCGAGATCACCGGCGTCGTAGGGCGGGGCGGCCGCGAACATACAATCGACACCTTGGACATTGCACATGGTTGACCAGACTTCTCAGTTCTACGCCATCCTCACCAATGTGGGCGCGGCGAAACAGGCCAATGCCGATGCCTTGGGCATTGCCTGGAAAATCACCCAGATGGGCGTAGGCGACGCCAACGGCACCGATCCCACCCCCAACGCTACCCAGACCAGCCTGATCAACGAATGGCGCCGCGCGCCGTTGAACCAGCTGAAGGTGGATGACAAAAACAGCGCGATCATCATTGCCGAACAGGTCATTCCGGCGGATGTCGGCGGCAAATGGATCCGCGAGATCGCGCTTTACGATGCCGATGGCGACATGGTCGCCGTGGCCAACTGTGCGCCGACCTATAAACCGTTGTTGAGCCAGGGCTCGGGACGTACCCAGGTGGTACGGATGAACCTGGTGGTGAGCAGTGCCAGTAATGTGCAGTTGAAGATTGATCCGGCGGTGGTGCTGGCTACTCGGGAGTGGGTTACCGAGGAGTTGGCGAAGCAGGATTTCAAGCATTCGGTGCTGGCAGCGACAACGGCAAACATTGTCTTGAGCGGGTTGCAGACTATCGATGGTGTGGCGCTTGCAGCTGGCGCGCGCGTGTTGGTCAAGAACCAGGTGGCTGCTAAGGACAATGGCATCTATCAGGTCGCGGCAGGGGAGTGGAGTCGTAGCAGGGATGCTGATACCGATACCAAGGTGACACCGGGGTTGTTGGTGATGGTGGAGAAAGGCACTGTCAATGCGGATAGTGCCTGGCAATTAGTCAGCGATGGCCCGATTACCTTGGGTGTTAGCGCTCAGGACTACGAGATTGCATTTGGGCGCAGTGGCATCGTGGCAGGGACCTACAGAAGCGTAACAGTCGACAAAAATGGTCGAGTGATAGCTGCAACCAATCCCGCTACAGTGGCCGGGTATGGTTTAACGGATGTCTACACCAAGGTGCAGATTGACACCGCACTTGAGTTGAAAGCGCCGCTGGCGAACCCTGTATTCACTGGTAGTCCCAGAGCACCAACACCTGCGCGCAGTGACATTTCCCAGCTGTTGGCTACTACAGAATTTGTCAAAGAGCTTGGTTTGACGCTGCCGACTACGGTAATTGGTATTGCCTCAGGTTCGACATTGACGGCAGCCCAAGTGGGGAAAATGTTATGCATGAGTGGGCCAGGCGTATGGAGTGGAAGTGTAACCCTTCCATCTTCAGGCATTGCACATGGTTCGCTGTTCATACTTTCGGTGGGGTCCGGCGAGGGAACGCTTACTGTACAAAGGCCGGTCGTGCAGGGCGGCTATATTGCAATTGGCTCTCGTCAGTATGATCAGCTTGTTATCAGAGGTAATGAACCTCCTCTCATTCTTGCGTGTATCGATGATGCGATCTATGCCGTAATTGCGGGCGGACTGGCAAACTCACCAGAATACGGAACGCTTAAAGCAGGCGTCGGTTGGTCGAGAACCCCGAATGGCATGATTGAACAGTGGGGGCGAATCTTGCTGCCGGTGAGCGGTTCGTCGTTCAACATTGACACTGTTTTTCCTCTGCAATTTCCTGGTGCGTGTTTGTCGATTGTCGCCAGCATTGGCGTGACCATCGATAACTACGACAAATCGGTCTACTACCGTCAGGACCGACAGTCGGTCAGCATCGGAACACCTAGCGTATCGGGCTTCGACGGCCAGGCCTTCTGTGAAAATAACCTTGCTGATTCACGTACGGTCTATTGGCGAGCAATCGGATTTTAAGGAATGACCATGGCTATTTTTGTAGTTAAGGGTGAGCGTGCCTTTTACAATGATGAAATTCATCATGTAATTCCTGATGCGGCTCAAGAAATATCTCCTGAGATTTATGATCAGTTGTTGCGGGCTCAGGCAGATTGCAAGGAGTTGAATTTTGAGATTTATCCACCTGCCATTGTCGAGCGTCAAGCTCAGTGGCCGACCGTGCCGGAGCTTCAAGCAGCGATTGATGACAAGGTCGCAGCGATCTATGCAGAATGGAGTCGATTCGAAAAAGAGCTTCAGTCGCGTGAAAGCGCCGCGCGACAGTTGAAAGATGCTGGCTTTGAAGGAGAGGTCAGTGCTTGGATCAAGAGCTACGCGGACCCATTGGGCCTGAGCTATGTAGAGGCGGTAGATGTCATCTTGAAACAGGCTGATGCTCTGCGAAGTGCTCAGGAAGCTCTGGCCTCACTTCGCATGCGTAAGTATGAATTGGGAGACCTTGATGATGAGGCCCGTTACAAACGTTATCTGAGTCTGGTGGCGGAAATCGATGAACTCATCGAGCCGGAGACCAGTACATCTTCCCAATAACGCCCCGCACCGCCGGGGCGTTTTCTTTTCTGGCAATACCCATTAGGCCCTGCACCCGCAGGGCCTTTTCGTATCTGAACATGGAGTAAAACTACATGAGTGGATTCTTCCACGGCGTCACCGTAACCAACGTCGACACCGGCGCCCGCAGCATCGCGCTGCCGTCTTCCTCGATCATCGGCCTGGTCGACACCTTCACCGAAGGCGCCAGCGTCACAGCCAAGGCCAACGACCTTGTGCTGATCACCAGCGAGCGTGAAGCCGTCGCCGCCTTCGGCGAAAATGCCGCTATCACCAAGGCCTGCCGGGCCATCTATACCCGCGCCAAGGCAGTCATCGTCGCTTGCGGTGTGGCCAAGCTGGACGATGCCGCGGAGCAGACCGCCGCGATCATCGGCAGCGTTCAAGCCGATGGCAAACGCACTGGCCTGCAGGCGCTGCTCGACGGCAAGAGCCGTTTCAACGCCCAGCCGCGCCTGCTGGCGGCGCCACGCCACAGCGCCACCCAGGCGGTCGGCACCGCACTGGTAGCTCTGGCCGACAAGCTGCGCGGCATCGCAATCATCGACGGCCCCAACACCACCGACGAGGCAGCCCTCGACTACGCCAAGAACTTCGGCGCCAAGCGCGCATTCCTGGTCGACCCGGGCGTGCAGTACTGGGACAACGGCGAGGAAGCCACGGTCGACGCGCCGGGCTCGGCCTGGGTGGCCGGCCTGTTTGCCTGGACCGACAGCGAATACGGCTTCTGGGCCTCGCCGTCGAACAAGGAGTTCGTCGGCATTACCGGCACCGTCCGCCCGGTGGAATTCCTCGACGGTGACGACAGCTGCCGCGCCAACCTGCTGAACAACGCCAACATCGCCACCATCATCCGCGACGACGGCTTCCGCCTGTGGGGCAACCGCACCCTGTCCAGCGACCCGAAATGGGCCTTCGTCACCCGGGTGCGGACCATGGACATCGTCATGGACGCGATCCTCTACGGCCACAAGTGGGCGGTCGACCGCGCCATCACTGCCACCTACGTCAAGGACGTCACCGAAG